TCACGGGTCCTTCCTTTACCCCCGGATCGATGCGCCGCCACCGCAGCGTGCGATTTCGCTAGTGGCGCAGTGGAAAAATTGACCGAACATACCGAACAGGCCGAACATGACAACCGAACTCGCCGATCTTGGCGAGGGCGGCCTTTGGCTTACGATCACCGAACTGGCCGCGAGGCAGGGTGTCGGCAAGCCGACGATCTCGGAAAAGGTCAAAGCCCTCGAAGCTGCTGACCTGATCAAAACCAAGCCCGGCCGCGGCCGGCAAAAGCTTGTTAACCTCGCGCAGTTCCTAACCGCCGTCGGCCAAGCCGGCGACGCCGCCAAGGAACTTGCGGCTGAGACCCGCGAGGATGTGGTCGAGGCGGCGCCCGATGCGCCAGCCGCGCCGGCATATCGCGATGCGCAAACTCGCAAGACACAATTTGAGGCCGATCTACGCGAACTCGATCTGCGCGCCCGGCTTGGCGAACTGATTGAGGTTGCCGATCTTGTGCCGGCTGCGCAGGAATGCGCCGAGGCTATCGTCGCGGCGCTCGGCCGGCAAAAGACGCGCGCGGCTGAAATGGCCGCCGCCGTCGGCCACGATGGCGAGCGCGGCGCGCGCGCCAGGTACACGATCGATGAGCGCGAGACTCGGCTATCGATCGTCGCGGCTTTCGACCGCATGCTTAATAATTTTGCGCCTGGCGCAACCGTCGCCCCCGCGCGCGAGACCCTGCTGTTATGGGGCGATCTTGATCCTGCCGCTCGGTCATGATCAACCTCGCTCAATCCGCCCGCACGGTGATACTGCGCGCCATGCGCGCGATCCTCGATCCGCCGCCGGTGATCACGCCCTCGCAATGGGCTGCCGGCAACCTGATCGTGCCGGACGGCCCGTTCGCGGGCGAAAAGTGGAATCCCGCGCTCACGCCCTACGTTGTCGAACCGCTCGATAATATGGGCGCCGCCTCGCCGGTCAATAAACAGGTCATCAAAAAGTCGGCGCAAACCGGCTTTACGGTGATGGCAATTGCTGGCACCGGCTATTCGATCGATTGCGATCCCGCAGGCGGCGTTATGCTGGTGCAGCCGACGCTTGATGCGCTCGACAAGTTCCTGCGCGACAAGTTCACGCCAGCGATTGAGAACACGCCGGCACTTAAGGCCAAGGTTGCGCCGCAGGTTGCGCGCGATGGCGCCGGATCGACCGCCTATAATAAACGCTACCCCGGCGGTTCTCTCGCCCTGGTGATCGCCAATTCGGCGGCTGCGCTGCGCTCGATCACTAAAAAGCGCCGCATCAAAGATGAGGCCAGCGAATACCCGCACGATCTCGACGGCCAGGGTTCGCCGCATGCGATGATCGAGGCCCGCGGCGAGTCGTTCCTTGCTTCCGGTGACTGGAAAGAGACAAACATTTCGACGCCGACCGTGGTCGGCGAGTGCTACATCACCGGCGAGTTCGATCGCGGCGATAAACGATATTGGCATGTTCCATGCCCCGGCTGCGCAACGCCGATCCGATTTCGTTTCGGGCCGCAGTTTAAGTTTAACGATCAGTTTCCTTTCAAGGCGCACTACATCGCTGAATGCTGCGGCTCGATCATCGAGGCGCATCAAAAAAATGATCTTGTGCGCGCCGGCCAGTGGATTGCGACGGCGCCCGGTCCGGGTAAGTTTCCGAGCTATCATTTCGACACGCTCTCCTCTCCTTTCGTTCCTTGGGATGCGGTCGCCGAGCGATGGCTTGCCGTCAAGACGAAAAACGACCAGGCCGAACTCAAGGGCTTTTACAATCTGACGCTCGGCGAGGCGTATGAGATCAAGGGCGATGCGCCCGATCATGTGCGACTTATGGAGCGCCGCGAGGATTACGCCGCGGCCCGCATCCCGCCGGGCGCGCTTTTGCTTACGATCGCGGCCGACGTGCAGATGCGCGGCATCTATGTCGAGGTGCTGGCACACGCGCCCGATCGGCAAAGCTGGACGGTGTTCGCCGACTATCTCGATGGTGCCACGACTGATGTCGATGGCGGCGCCTTTGCCGCGCTGTCAGACTTATGGGCGCGCGAGTGGCCCGATGGTTACGGCAACAAGTGGCGCGCCGATGAGTTTGGCGTTGATGCTGGTTACCGCACCGATGTCGTTTATGAGTTCACGCGCCGGCATCCCGGCAGCAAGGCGCTGAAAGGCGCCGATGGTTGGGGCCGCGTGCCGCTCGGCGTTGCCAGCGATGTCGATGTCGATTATCGCGGCCGGCGGATGAAACACGGTGCCAAGGTTCGCCTTGTCGGCACCTATCCGCTCAAGATGGCGTTCTATGCCGACCTCGCACTCACACCGAAAAGCGAAGCCTCGGCGCTGATCTATCCGCCTGGCTATTGTCATTTCGGCGGCTTCCTCGATGAAAACTATTTCCGGCAGATCACGTCGGAATATCTCGACGAGGAAATAAATCGCGGGCGGCCGCGCAAGGTCTGGAAAGTCGGCAACCATCGCGACAATCACTTTCTCGATTGCCGCGTCTATAATCGCGCGCTCGCGCACGCTTATCTGACATCATGCTCTGCCGATGATTGGGCGCGCATGGCGCGCCTGCGCGGGCTGCCGGACGATCTGACCTCGCCTGATCTGTTCAATCCGTTATCGCGCCCGCTGCCTGCGCCGCCATCGCAATCCGCCGCATCCGATCCATTCGCGCGGCTTGCTGAAATTAACAAGGGCATCTGATCGCCATGAATGATGAGGATCGTCTGGCTGCCGCTGTTTCCGCGCGGCATAAGCTTTTGACTGGCACCGCTGCGGTCGAGGTCGATACCGGCGTCTATAAAACACGCTTCACGCCGGCCAATCGCGAAGCTCTCGAAGCCTACATTGCTGAATTGCAGGACAAGATTAGCGGGCGTCGGCGTAGCGGCGCCATCGGTTTCGTACTTTGACTCCGCATCCTGGGGTTAGAGGCGGCTTTCGTACCCGCTTGGCCGCTTAAGGCCGGACTCCTCGATGCGTTTCTGGCCCGCGGGCGACGCGCGCCGCTTGGCGGCGCGGCGGCTCGGTAGCTCTCGCCGCCGCGCCCCTTGTCTCTTTCGCACACAAAAAACGGTGATCGCATGGCTCGCAAATCCCGCCGCTCGCCATCGCGCACCGCCTCGCATGCTCATAACCGTCCGCCAGTGCCGTCCGCCCGTATGCCGGTGCAGGAATCCAAGCCTGCACCGGCACGTCGCCGTGGATTTCATTTTGTGCGCCATAGCTACAACGCCGCCGGCGAATTGGAAGGCTAGGCAATGGGCGTTCCTGAATTGATCGACACGCATGGCATGCCGTTGCGTGCGAACTATGTGCGCGAAAGCGGTAATGATGGCGCAGCGACCGCCTACAAAGGCGCATCGCTGGCAACCCAGGAGACCTATGCCTGGCGACCGCCCTACACATCTGGCGAGTCGGAAACTCTTTACGAGCGCGTGCTCGCCGGCTCACGCGCCCGCGACCTTGTTCGCAATGATCCGCATGCGCTCTCTGGCACGAATGTCCTTGTCGATATGCTGGTTGGCGCTGGCCTGCAATGGGCGCCGTCGCCCGATGCTTATGCACTTGGCCTCGATCCTCGAAAAGAGGGCGATCGAAAGAAATTGCGCGTGCTCGCGCGAGCACTCAAATCGGAATGGGCGCTATTTGCTGGCGATCCGCGAAAACTCAATGATGCGCAACGCCGTCTGACTCTTAACGGTCAATTGCGCCTGATGTGTCGCACCTGGGTCACGCTCAATGAGGCGACCGGCTTCCTGACTTGGAAAAAAGGTCAAGGCCGTTACGCGACATGCCTGCGCGTGGTCGATCCAGATCGGCTTTCTAATCCGATGGGTCAGGCCGACACGCTGCGCCTGCGCGCCGGCATCGAATATGATGCCGACGGCGTTCCGCTCGCCTATCATGTCCGCAACGGCCATCCGGCCGACTGGTTTCGCTATGCGCAATTGCTGCAATGGCAGCGCATTCCTGCGCGCACCGCCTGGGGCCGTCCTGTTTTTATTCATGCGTTCGAGGCCGAGCGCGAGGATCAATCGCGCGGTATTACGCCGCTGATTTCCGCCATGTCGCGCCTGCGCATGATCGGGAAATTCGCCGACACCGAACTGGCAAGCGCGACTGTCAATGCGCTTTTCGCGGCTTTTGTATATTCCAATCTGCCGGTCGATGAACTGACTCAATCTTTCACGCCCGGCGCTACTACGTGGATGGACAAGCATCTCGAATATCTCGCTAAAAATCCCGTTCACTTGAACGGTGTGCGCATCCCGACATTGCCGCCCGGCGCCGAAGTGAAGATGAATGGCACTCCGCGCCAGACTCCGGCATTCAAACAATTCCAGACGGCATTTTTGCAATCGGCTGCCGCATCGCGCGGCGTGTCCTATGAGCAGATGTCGATGGATTGGTCGGCAGTCAATTATTCGAGCGCCCGCGCGGCGTTGAATGAGGTCTGGCGCAGCGTGACGCGCAAACTTGCGCAGTTCACCGATCAGGCGGTGATGCCAATCCTTTACGCTGTGATCGAGGAGGCTTTCGATCGCGGCTATATCAAGCCGCTCAAGGGCGCGCCCGACTTTTGGGATGCGCCAGGCGCTTATCTGTCTGGCCGTTGGATCGGTCCGGCGCGAGGCTATGTCGATCCCGAAAAGGAAGCGCAGGCCGCGACTGTTCGGATGGGCGCTTTCACCTCGACGCTGCAAAAAGAATGCGCCGACGCCGGCACCGATTGGGAGGACAACCTCATCCAAGCGGTAGAGGAAAAAGAAACTCTCGATGCGTTCGGCCTTGAACGCGCCGAATCTGCCACTGGCAGGATCGTGCCGGACGCCAGCGATGCGCCCGCATCCGGTCGCGATGCAAAAAATAATCAAGCGGAGCAGGCATGATCGAATATCGCCACGTCGCCTCGCGCTTTTTCAATCGTCCGCTGCTTTTGCAGCCCGACCAAGCCGAAACCATCGGTGCATTCCTGCTTTCGCGCATGCGGTCGCCGGATGCCGGCGGCGGCGGCAGCATTGAAAGCGATGCCGGTGAGAGTCTGCAAGCCTTCCGTTCGCATGAGCGTGCTGATGGTTCCGTAGAATATCATTCGCCGCGCGCCTCGCGCTTTTACGGCGATTATGCACTCGATACCGATGGCCGGCCGATGTCGTTTCGCCGCACGCCAGACGGCACGGCGATTATCACGCTGGTCGGCGAATGGGTGAACCGCGGCGCCTGGGTTGGCGCGTCGAGCGGGCTGATTTCCTACGAGGGCTTCAAGTATCAGATCGCGCAGGCAGCGGCCGACTCGAAAACCGCCCGCATCGTGCTCGATATGGAAAGCCCTGGCGGCGAAGCCGTTGGCGCCTTTGAGGCCGCCGCAGCCGTGCGTGCTGCCGCCGCGCAAAAACCCGTCATCGCTGTGGTCAACGGCCTCTCTGCCTCGGCAGCCTATGCCATCGCCTCGGCCGCCACGCGCATCGTCACGATGCCGACTGGCCTGTGCGGCTCGATCGGTGTCGTTTGGCTGCACCTCGACTTTTCGCAATGGCTGAAAACGGAAGGCATTAAGCCGACTTTCATTTTCGCCGGCGCGCATAAGGTCGATGGCAATCCTTTCGAGCCGTTGCCGAAAGAGGTCCGCGAGGATGCGCAGCGCGACATCGATAGTTTTTATTCTCAATTCATCGAAACCGTTTCCGCCGGCCGTAAAATTTCGGCCGACGCCGTGCGTGCAACACAAGCGCGCGTTTTCAAGGGACAGGATGCCATCGATGCCGGCCTCGCAGACGAGATCGGTACATTCGAGGGCGTCCTGTCAGACGTAAACCAAGCCCGTTATGGGCGATCCCAAGGAGCAAGCATGAGCGATAAGACCGCCGCCGCCCCCGGCAACGATGCGGGCAAGACCATCTCCGAAACCGATCACGCGCAGGCCGTTGCTGGCGCGCAGACCGCGGCGCGCGCCGAGGGTGAAAAGGCCGGTGCGACTGCGGCGCAAACGCGCATCAAGAGCATCCTGACCGCCAAGGAAGCCGATGGCCGCGCCGATCTCGCCAACCATCTCGCTTTCAGCACCTCGATGTCAGTCGAGGATGCGGTCGCGACGCTCAATGCCTCGCCGAAACAGGCCAAGACCGCCACGCCGGCCGCTTCGCGCCTCGATGCTCTGATGTCTGGCGAGCAGCCCAAGGTCGACTCCGGCGAAAGCGCCGCCGTTGATGCCCCGGCCGCTGCGCTTTCGGCCTCTGTCACCCGGCAGCTTGCCGCGCTTGGCAAAAAGCCGAATCCCCCGCTGCACTAATCGCGGCAACCTCACCAATCCCCACAATCGGAGCAACCCGCGATGTATAGCGCCACCATCACCCGGCCCAAACTGCAATCGGCCGTTCTCAAGTCCCTCTTTTCCGAGGACTACAATTTCGAGCAGGTCACAATCCCGGCGAACAGTCAGTGCAACGCCGCTGCGCTGTTCGATGTCGGCACCGTGCTCGGCAAAATCGGCCGCGGTGCAATCACCGTTTCGGCCGCGACGTTCGCCGGCACCGGCAATGGCGTCTTGACGCCGGCTAATCCTGCCTATGGCGTCAAGGCGCAAGTTGGCAATTACCTTGTCACTTTCGACGCGCCGGAAACCAATGCCGGCGAGTTCCTAGTGATCCGTCCCGACGGCACTGTCGATGGCAAGGGTAAGGTCGGCGTCGCCTATAACGGCGATGTCAAGTTTACCATTGCCGATGGTTCGGCCGATTTCGTGGCCGGCGATCAGTTCACCATTCCGGTCGCGGTTGCGGCCGGTTCGGCGAAATATGTCGCGCACGATCCGGCGGCCATCGATGGCTCGCAACTCGCCGCAGCCGTTGTGGCGCGCGGTGTCACCGTTGGCGCGGCCGATACGCCGGTCGTGATCGTCGCGCGTGGCCCCGCCACTCTGCTTGCCGATGGCCTCGTCTGGAAAACCGGCATTGCCGGAAACGACCAGGCGGCCGCCCTCGCTGCACTCGCCGCTGCCGGCATCATTGTCCGCAACAGCTAATCACCCCAACCCGTAAGCCGGCGCCGTCAAACGCGCCACATGATCCGGCCCAGGCGCCGGCATTCGGAGCAAAACTGTCATGAGCGAAATCGACCTCTCCCAGATTTTCCCGTTCACTGCCACTCAACTCGGCGATCAGATCGACGTGATCCCGAATCTCTACGGTCTCGTCGGCGAACTCGGCCTGTTCCCCGAACAG